ATGATTGGCATAACGGAAGAGAGTTTGCGCAAGGCTGAAAAAGCCGCAAACGATAACCGAGTCAGAATGGGCGATGCAAAAGCTCCGAGTTTGCTTGATGATATGGCGAAATCGTTTAGCGATGCCAACGAGCAGGCAAACAAAATAATCGCGGAAATCGCCGCAGACGATGAGAAGAAACGCAAAGAACGCGCGCAGAAATTGGCAGAATTGGGCGTAAAAGGCGTTGCGGGCAGATTGGCAGACGGCGCGGCTGATATTGTGAACGCGCTTGCACAATTAACTAACCCTAAAAAAGAGGACACGGGCGCGGGCAAAGGCGGCGGCGGTTCGGCGGCGGTTGCCGATACGTGGACGCCTTACTATCAATCTTTTTTAGATGCGCAGTCAAAAGCACTAAGCAAAGCGGAACAAATCGAGTTCCAATACCGCCAGAAAATCAAGGAACTTGATGACAAATTTGCGGCGAATGCGGGGGTATCACAGGAGCAATATAACAGCGTGCGTCTTGCGCTTGATAAGGAATATGTTGATGCTAAAAAGGCGTTAGAGCAGGAGGCTATCAACTTTCTTGAGCAGTTGCGCGGAAATGAAAATTATTCCCTGCAATCTGAATATTTGCAAAAATTGGAACTTTTGCAACAGTATCATGAACAGAGATTAATCAGTGAACAGGATTTTTTAGAGCAAGAGAAAGCGATACGCGATGCGTACTATGCCGAGGATGCGGAGATAACAAAACGCCGCAGGCAAGAAAAATTTGACAAGCAGGCAGAGCCATACCTGCAGCAGGCATCAGCGTTGGGGCAGTTGTCGCAGGCTTTCAGCGGATTGACATCCAGCATGGACGAATCGAGCGGCGCGTATCGCGCATTATTTGCGGTACAAAAGGGATTCGCGGTTGCCAGCGCAACAATGAACGCCGTTGTTGCATGGATGAATGCGTTTGCAAACGGCGGCCCGTGGCCCGCAAATTTGGCGGCATACGGACAGGCGGTGGCGATGACCACATCGATATTAGCCGAATTGTCGAGCATTAAGGCGTACGATAAAGGCGGTTCAATCCCTGCGGGGGCGGTCGGTCTTGTCGGCGAAATAGGCCCAGAACTTATACGCGGGCCTGCATCCGTCACAAGCCGAAAAGACACCGCCGCGATGTTAGGCGGAAAAGATATTACAATAAATCTGATAGAGGACGCATCCCGCGCGGGACAGGTCGGAAAAACCGAAACCGACAGCGGCGAAATCATCGACATTGTAGTCGCAAATATCCGCTCCGGCGGCGGCGTATCTGACGCAATCGGCACCGCATACGGACTAAGCAGAAGGGGTCAATAACATGGAATTTTATCCGTTAGATTTACCATTACCGCTCCAAAGCGGATACTCAATCAAACGCGCACCATCAGTGATACGCACCAGCATGACAGACGGCTCGGTATTTCAACGCAGGATGCGTAAATTTGCACCAATGACCGCCAATGTGACTATCAGCCTACAAGGCGAGCGCAAAGCGGAATTTGACAAATTTATCGCTAAATGCGCCGATGGCGCGGACTGGTTCGTCATGCCGTTATTGATTGGGACGAAGATAGAACCGCGCAAGGTTCGCATACAGTCGGGCAAGACTTCGGAAAACCTGCAATTTAGGAGCGACGGGGGCGCATTGTGGCAGGTGTCTTTGACGCTTGATGTGGACGAAGTGACAACGCAGAATGACGAATGGGACGAGTTCTATTCTTCCGCGCCGTGGTTTGAGGGGGCAGAAAATGGCTAGATTGGCGATGAACGCTGGCGAACTTTTTGTGTTTTTTCGCGACAATTACGAGAAAGGAAAAGCCGCAGGCAACATTAGCGATGGTGGCGGCGATGTTTGGCAATTCGGAAATTATTACAGCGTTGTTGACGAAGATGGCGCGGAATGGCTGAAACGTGTCAATATTTATTATTGCTATAGCATTCTTTGTTTGCCGTTCAAAGCGTCAAAAAATGACATGAATTTCAGCGCAAGGATAAAACACAATTCAGCCCAGAGCTACAACTATGACGCAATCGCCGTGGCATGGGGCGCAAATGCGGAGGTTTGGGAGCGCGGAGACGCAGCCATGACGCTTGTATTTACCTTCACCAGCGCAACAAATCTGCGGATTCGTTTTGGCGCGGGCACGGCGATGGTAGGGTCGCTCGATAAACTTTTACCAGCCTGCTCTGGCAACTGGATAAGTTACGCAGTTAAACATACCGTTAACTTAACGCTCGATGCGACAGTTGCGCATGACATCGCGGCAAATTTCAACTCAACCACGGGGCGATTGATTGTCAATGTTGACGGCGCGGATGTAATCAATGAAATTTTTTCCGGCTCAATGGGTAATACAAAATTCCCGAATTTGGAAGATTGGCAGGCGGGATATTGCGGAATATTTTTCGGACGCGATGTGCAAGTATCAAAAATCTTCGCAGAATTTCCGACAGAGGGCGGAGAGGAAGAACCAGAGGAAGAATGGCGGCCACTGGCAGAAATAAACCGCATGGGCGGCGATGCCCCGCTTTTTGCGCTGCTGATTGAGAGCGAAGGTTGCGAACCGCTGGCAATCGCGCAAGGCTATAAAGACGTTTGGCTCAAAGACGCGAACGGGGAAGCAAGGCTATTCACAGCCAGCGGAATGACAATCGAACTGCCCGAACGCAAGGCGGGAAGCGCGTCCGCTTTGAATTTCGGCGTTGCCGATGTTTCGGGAGAAGCGATGGCGAGATGCGAACAGTTGCGCGACAGCGCGCATCCCGTCTATGTAACCTGCCTTGAATACGCAAGCCATGGCGGGAAAACGAGCGAGGACGCGCCAGAGCCAGTGTGGCATCTCCGATTATTCGGCACGAGCGCGGCGATAACCCCAAAAGGCGCGACTTTTTCGGCAGGCTGGCACGATACGCTCAACGCAAAATACCCATACAGACGCTATACGGCGGCAGAGTTCCCGGGGTTGAAATATGTATCCAGTTCCATTTAACCCGCGCAAATATGCAGCGGCGCGCTGGACGGAATGCGGGCGAATTTATCCTACGCTTGATTGCTGGGGCTTTGTCCGCGCCGTTCTGCGCGAATGCGCGGGCGTTTTTGTACCCGATTTTTGCGGAGATACCGCCAAGACGATGCCGAAAAAATTTAATTGCGCCGTTGCTGAATTTGAGGAATTGCCCGCGCGTGTTGCCCCAAATCATGCCGTAGTTTGCTTTTTTACGCCAGCGGGCGCGCTTTGCCATGTGGGCATCGTGGAGAATGGCAGAGTTTGGCAGTTAGACAAAATGCGGGGGTTAATCTCCGACCCCACCGAAAAATTTTTTCGCCCTTCGGTTAAATTTTTTATGCACAAGGAATTAAAAAATGCGAGTTAGGATATTTAATCGTATTGACATGAGCCGTCCGCTCTCCGACTTTACCGCACCAGATACGAACGCCACAATCGCGGAGATGCTGACGGGAAAGATAGGCGCGCATGATTTGGCAAGCGTGTCCGCAATCGTTGACGGGGTGAAAATACCCCGCGACTTGTGGGGCAGGGTACGTTTGAACGGCGTGCGCGGATTGTCATTCGTTATCGAACCGCAGGGCACGGCGATGTTAATCGGCGCGCTTGTGGTGGCGCTGGCAACGGCGGTCTATACCGTCATAATGATGCGCAAATTGAAGACGAAAGGCAAGGGCGAAAGCAAAAGCGGATCATCAATATATGACCCCAACGCGCAAGGGAATCAAATCAAGCTTGAACAGCCGATTCCCGAACAGTTTGGACTTGTAAAGGCTTTCCCAGACTATATAGCGGATAAACACTACTATTACCGCAACAACAAACGCTATCTTGACCTTTTGCTTTGCCAAGGCGTGGGGCATTACGCGTGGTCATTAGATACGCTTTACATCGGCAACACGGCAATATCAACGTATAGCGATAGCGACATTGACGTTCAAGTATTCGCCCCCGGGGAAGATTTGAGCGGGCATCATGCGCATGAGTGCTGGTACAGCTCAACAGAAGTCGGGCAGAGCGGCAAAGAGGTCAACGCGCAACCACAAGCCGCGCGCGGCACTGGCGAAAATCTAGCGGCAGATGTTGCGCTCAATCCCGATGATTCGTCCGTGACGCTATCATTTAATCCCGAATGGCAAGCAGGCGATATTTTCAAAATATCGGGCATCCGCGGGGCAGATGTTGCCATAGAAGCAACTGGTACGGCGTATGAAATCGGCGGTTCTATGCGCGTTATCGTGACCGAATTTCCGCACGCAGGCATGGCGGGAGCGATGGGAAAAACCGCAAGCGCGGATGTTACCAGATACGGCTCAACATCCCACATTGACGGATTGACGATACAAAACTACGGCGAAACAGCCAGCGGGGACAAATTTATTGACTTATCGCTAGTTTCGGGCGTTAGTTCCGTGGCGAATGTTGTTGCTCATGATTTTCCGATAAATGGGCAAGCGTGGAATGACCGACACTATGCCGACAACGGGCTTTATAAAGTTTTGCAGGCAAACGGGGCAAAATTGACCGTGCAGGGCGTGAGAAAATATGGCGTGGACTATATCGCCGACGATTCGTGGCAAGGTTTGAAACAGTCGGGGAGTTTTGCGGGCACGATTCTGACGCTGGTCGATACAGCGCGGAGCGTGACCAGTGCCAAATCAAACATTGCCGGGCCATATCGCGCCAACCCAATCGGGCAAAAATCAAACCGCTACGAGATAGATCTAAATTTCCCTAGCGGGCTTTATTCGATGAGCGACACGGGGGATTATGAGAGCCGCACCGCGCAAATACTGGTTCAATACCGCAAAGCAGGCTCAACGGACGAATGGCAGGAAATCCGCAAAACGTACACGGCATCATCGCCCGACGAAATCGGCGAAACATTGGAAATCACAACGCCAGAGATTGACGCGTACGAGTTCAAAGTTACCAACGAGAGCCAATACAGCGACAGCTCGCAAGTTCAGCAAAACTTCATGTGGGGCGGTTTGCGGTGCCTTATTGACGCTCCAACATCGTATGAGGGCGTGACGGTAATCGCCATGACCGTCAGAGGTTCGGCGCAGCTTGCGGAATTGGGCGATAATCAAATATCGACATTGTGGAGCAGGCGCATCGCCCCGCTCAAAGACGAAGCGGCAACAATTACCACGGTCAAAGAAGTGGACGGCTATTCGATGGCGGGACAATCGCCGAGCGAAATCACGGCGCGGGCGCGGCTTGCTTATGACGAGCAAAAAATGGAAATCAGCGACTGGTACGCAATCACCGACAAGGAGCATGGCAACCCTTGCGCATATTGGCGCTTGCCGAATTTCGCCCGCGAGAAAAAAATATCGTTCCGATTCAGATTTGAAAGTTTTTTGCCGTTGCCCCATTGGACTGTTTGCCGACAAGGCATTTATTTTGCTTTTGATTTCAAAACCTTGCGCCCGCTTGAAAACTCATCGCTGATAAACACCGATAACGGTTTTTCGATTTTCTTCGAGTACAAAGACGAAAACCATATGAATGTACCCGGCAATTGCTATCTTATGCAAGGCTGCCGAATGGGTTTTGATAACCGCTACGTCATGGCGAATCTGACCGACCAGAGCGGTGGGGAGTATGGTGT